ATAATAATAAGTTAATCCAGTTGGAAGACTGCTTATTGAACCTGAAGTTGTGTTTGAACCAGAATTATAATAATAAGTTAATCCAGTTGGAAGACTGCTTATTGAACCTGAAGTTGTGTTTGAACCAGAATTAAGATAAGTAATCAATCCAGTTGGAAGACTGCTTATTGAACCTGAAGTTGTGTTTAAACCATAATTAAGATAAGTAATCAATCCAGTTGGAAGACTGCTTATTGAACCTGAAGTTGTGTTTGAACCAGAATTATAATAATAAGTTAATCCAGTTGGAAGACTGCTTATTGAACCTGAAGTTGTGTTTGAACCAGAATTATAATAATAAGTTAATCCAGTTGGAAGACTGCTTATTGAACCTGAAGTTGTGTTTGAACCATAATTATAATAATAAGTTAATCCAGTTGGAAGACTGCTTATTGAACCTGAAGTTGTGTTTGAACCATAATTATAATAATAAGTCAATCGTCGTGGCAATGACTCCATTGTAAACGACCAATTACAATTACTGGTTGTTAAGAATTTAGTTATTCTTGTAGCATTATAAATAATAACGTTCCTTACCAAATTATAAGTATAAGTATGCGAAACTGCTACATCAGAACCGATTAATGTATGATTGCTTGTTGTGCTATCTCCCCAATCAATTGTTATTATTCCAATACCTTGCATTGTAATTGTAGGATTAGCCGATGAGGTTAAAGTGATACTCCAGTTATACATTGCAGTGTCACTCGCATTGTCTGAATAAGCAGAATAATTATAAACAGCATCTCTTGCTTTTAGCCGTCCAAAATAAATAGTGCCTTCAGTTCTTCCAGTCCAAGTATAAGTTTCTGTCCCAGCAGTAATAAAAGCAACTGAGTCTGTTGGATCTGTGGAAGTTCCTCCATAAAAAATATATCCAGCTAAATCACTCTCTGTATTTGCGTCCCAAGTAAAAACAACCTCTTCCACTCCACCTACTGCTGCTAAGCTTGTTGGTGCGGAAGGTGGTGTTCCGTCTATAATAAACCAGCCATGATACCAGTCTTTATCCCATTGAGAGTATAAACCCATGGTAGCAATAAAAAATAATAATAATATTTTATATAAATATTTAATCATATTCTTATGTTTACTGTGTTATAAGTGTTTCATTAGATCTATGTTCTAATCTATATTCTATTGTACCAATTATATATCCCTTACGAATTTGTATATATTTTAACCCACCTGGAACAAATAATAAATACATTCTATCTGAATCTATTGTGCCAGATGCTGTTACTCCTGTGATTACTGGTAACCAAACACCTGGACTATAAAAACTTTCAACGCTTATAGGAGTCATATAATTAGTATAACTACCACCGAAAACAAACAGTGTATCATTTGCTGTTGCTCCTATTAAATTTATATATAAATAGTCATATATTGAAGTAAATTCATGGGTATTGGATGAATTTACTGTTGTTAACGTATATGTTGTCTGTGCTCTCATATCATTAATAAACATTAATAATATTAGAAATAAAGTTATTCCTATTAATCTTATAAACCCCATTATTATTCTCCAATTAAATTTTTATTTTCTAAAATATATTTTAAGTTACCACAATCCCAAATTCCATTATAACCATTTAGCTGTATATTTTGGCAAGCATTTATAGCTTTTATTATGATTGTTTAACAATCTATTTTTATAAAGGTTTTAATGATAATTTTACGTATTTAAATCTTGTAAAATCTGGTATATCAAACAATCTACTTTTCCCCGACACACTATTTTATCATTTATTTCTTTCGTTAATTTACCTTCAGTTAATGGACTCATGAATGCATTTATCGTTGAAGGATTACTAACAAAATCCCACGATACCAGTTCAAAATCATCTCCAACAACATGAGTATTATTTTCAGCCTCTGTTAAACTTCCCAAACCACGAGATGATATACCCAATTTAACCTGAGCTTCTAATAAATTTCTCAATATATTACCATTTGGAGTATTCAATATTTCAATTTTACCAACTATATCTTTGCCATTCCAATTTGCTGCAGTTACTAAATGGGATACATTCTGTAAATTTATTATTTCCGAGTTCGGATGGTCTAATTCTCCTAATGACCTTCTTTCTGCAATAAGTTTTTTATACTTATTTAATTCACGATCTAATATATTATATTTATAAACTCTACCATTTTGATTAAGTTTATCTGCAGATTGTAGTATTCCGGATACAATTAATTTACCTGAATTTTTTTCTAATGATTCTCTAATTAATTCAGGGGTAATAGTAAATGGTATATAATCTACAATTAAAGGTCTTTTATCTTTCATTCATGTTCCCAGTTATTTTATTAATTTAGAATATGTAAGAAAATCCTCTTTATTAGATTTTTCTATTGTACCATCTTTATATTTATATTTGACACTGTCCTTATCTACATATATGATACTTACTTTTTCACCAGATAAAAGTCCTTTATAAATTTGTCCAACCTTTATATTTTTAACATCATCATTAGAAACATTATAACCATGATATGGATTTTGTTCTTTTGTAGATACAGCTTCAACTAAGATATTTTTAATTTCTTCTCTAATAAGATTCTTTAGTTCTAATTTCTTCATTTATTTTTCCTGTTATTTTATTACAAATTCCACAATTGCGTCATTTGAATTATTCAGTGTATAAATCCAGTTACTTGGTAATTTTAAAGTTTTACCTTTACTCTGTACCAAGTCTATAGATTCATTTTTTTCTTTAAATTTAAATAACATTTTGCAATTAACATTATTACCATTTTTTATTAATTCATATACACCGTCTATCAATGTACCACCTTTTTTTAATCTTTCAATTAATTTAGCAGCCATTTCACCACCATAAATTTCTTCGAATGATGGGATTTTATCTAATTCAGGAATATTTTCCTCAATCATTTCTCCCACTAATTCTTTGAATGTGGAGTTATTAATATTATTGTTCTGTGTGTTCATATGTACCTCTTTTATTTTTGTTTATTATACCCATTCTTTGAGTTCTATAAATTTACAGCTCAAAAAATTTGTTATTTCTTGTTTTCTAATTTTATCTTTTTCGATACACCTTCTATGTGCACTCTCATAATATTCTATTACAGTATTTCTATCTTTATCATATCCGTCTACCCAATATCCTAAGTCTTTAATATAATATTCTCCGCCATTTTCTGCATGTTGAAAGTTATAACCGTTAATTTTACCATATTCTTCTATTATAGGAATAGAATTTGGATTATAACCGGGAACCAATTGGTTACCATTTAATTTGTTTTTTTCTATTCTTTTAATAGCTGATAATCTTAATTTTTTCTTAGTTTCTTCTGAAAATTGTTTACCTTTTTTCGCCTCCGATAATTTTCTTTTGGTTTCTTCTGATGGATGTTTACCTTTATGTGCCTCAGATATGTTTCTCTTATGTTCTTCTGAAAGAACTTTACCTTTTTTAGCCTTAGACATTTTTAACTTGGTTTCTTCAGATAAGTGTTTACCTTTGTGTGCCTCAGATAATTTCTTTTTGGTTTCTTCTGACAAATTTTGTTTAGAATTAGACATTTTTAACTTGGTTTCTTCTGAAAATGGTTTTCTCTTTTTACCTGTTTTAGATTCAGATATTTTTAACCTAGTTTCTGCAGATTTTTTCTTACCTTTAAGAGATTTAGATATTTTTTTCTTATGTTCTTTTGTAAATATTCTCATTTATTTTATATTAATTATTTAATAGTTTGCAATTTATTCATGACACGCGTCAATTGCTCACCAATTTTTCTAAGGTGTTGATGCGTTCTCTTGTAAAATTCAGAACTTTTAGTTCCAGTTTCTTCCTTAAACATATGTGCATTATCAACCAATTTTTCTACCTCTGTTAATTGATTTCTCATTGATTTAACAGCATCTGCTATTTTTCTTTTTGGAGATGGTTCTTCACCACACTCAACTTCAACCGATTCATCAATATTATTTGTTACCTTCCAGTCTGGATTTGCTTTCACTGCTCGTTTTTTCTTTGGATCTGAACCCGGTTTTGAAAATGCGAATGGAGTTTCATATTCAGCAACCCCACTTGTCGTAGAAATTTCTTCTAAATTAAAAAAATCCTTTTTTAAAATTACATAATTTCCTTGTATATATAAAGGAGCTTTTCCTATCTTCCCATATTTTTTATTTAAGTGCTGTATTACTTTTAAATATTTATCAAATCTATGATTAATGATAAACACCTTATCTGTTAGGGGTTCACCTGTCAATTTTTTAAAATCTTGTTCTAAACTTTGTAAATCGTTTGTATCTTCTTCTAAAGTATCATCTGACATATATAGAGATGGTTCATCATAGGTTAATTTTCTTTTAGAAATAAATTCTTCCAATTCTTTTCTAATAAATTGTCGAAGTATTGTATTATTTGTCATCATGTTATTTCCTATTCTTTAATCTCTATAAATTCACAATTTAAATGATTCATTATTTCTTGTTTTCTTCTCTCATCTCTATCAACTTTATTTTTATGAGCTCTTTCATAATATTCTATAACTACGTTTCGAATCTTATCATAACCATCTACCCAATATCCTAAGTCTTCTATAAAATATTCTCCACCATTTTCTGCGTGTTGAAATGAGTAACAGTTAGCTTTACCATATTCTTCTATGATAGGAATTGATTTCGGATTATGTGAAGGACACAATTGGTTACCGTTCAATCTATTTTTTTCTATTCTTTTAATAGCTGATAATCTAATTTTTCTTTTAGTTTCTTCTGAAAATGGTTTTCTCTTTTTACCCTTCTTCGCCTCAGACATTTTCTGTTTTGTTTCTTCTGAAAAGTGTTTACCTTTTTGTCTCTCAGATATTTTTCTTTTGGTTTCTTCTGAAAGGTGTTTCCCTTTGTTTTCCTTTGATATTTTTTGTCTAGTTTCTACAGTATGTTGTTTACCTTTGCATGTATTAGATATTTTTTTCTTATGTTCTTCTGAAAGCGGTTTTCCCTTTTTACCTTTCTTTGCCTCAGATAGTTTTCTTTTTGTTTCTTCTGACACGATTTTACCTTTTTGTGCAATAGACATTTTTTGTTTAGTTTCTTCAGAAAACTTTTTACCTTTCATATATCCTATATGACCTATCTGTGACTTTGCCAGTCTTTGTTTAGTTTCTTCTGAAGGTGTTTTACCCTTCTGTGACTCAGACATGTTTCTTTTATGTTGTTCTGAAAATGGTTTTCTTATATAAACTCCACGGGGCATTATTTGTTCTCCGTTAAAGTTTGAGCACATCTATTTTTTCTTATATGTTCTTTTATGTCATCAATGAGATCATATATCCGGAGAATACCCAATATTTTACTATCCGAAATATTTTTATAATTCGTAATCTTAGATATTTGGTTCTTAACCTCATCTAATTTTATTCGTATGGCATCATCGGGTATTATATCTATTAAAGATTTTAAATCTTCTATAATTAATGGTATTTTCTTACTAAGTGACTCTGACAATGAATTTGTATTTGAAATACTATTAATATAATCTCTGATAAGACCTTTTTGTTTTACTGATAGTTTATTACTAAATTTTGCATTAAACCCATTAATTATAATTTCCTGTGTTAACAATCTTATAGGCATCGTTTCTTTAGACAATATTGTTTCAGTATCTTGTTTTTTAGCCTTTGTTACCTCGGGTTTAGTCAAATGTTCTATGATTTTAAATTTTGCATTAACCAAATCCTCAGGATTAGATACTTCATTTAATACATTGTTATACTGAAACACTTTATAAATAGAAGCATATACTGGATAGTGATCAACCCTAGAAGAGAAAAGCTGGTCTATAGAAAATGATTCTTTAAGTTTCTTAATTATTTCATATTTTTCTTTAGCTAATATCTTACTTGTAATTTTTTTTCTTTCTTCTATAATAATATCCACAAAATTTGAGGCTTTCACTTCATTTGTAAATTTATTTTTAACTAGTGCATGATATAAATTCAATTCTTTTCTAAGTTCAGTTTTTTTATTAAAGAATTGTTTTATAATTCCAGAAGCAGTTGACGATGACTTGTCGTTCAAAACATCAACTGTTACCTGTCGTGCAAGTGATTCAAATAAAACCCCAGTATTACGAATTTTGTTGTGATGTACTTTAATTTTTGTGTTACTGTTCATTAAATTTTCCTGTTAATTCGTCATATATAATAAACTTGCAATTTAAAAAATTCATTATTTCCCGCATACGTGTTAAATCTCTATCAACAGATCTTCTATGTCTTTTTTCATAATACTCTATTACCACGTTCTTAGTATTATCATATCCATCTACCCAATAACCCAGTTCTGGTATACGAAATTCTCCTCCGTTCATAGCATGCTGGAAATTATACCCATTCACTTTACCATATTCTTCTATAATAGGAATAGACCTTGGATTATATGATGGAGTTATTTGAACCTCCCGTAATTTATTATTCTGTATATGTTCGATTGCTGATATTCTCATACGTCGTTTTGTTTCTTCTGATAAAACTTTTCCTTTATGTGCACCTGACATTTTTTGTTTAGTTTCTTCTGAGTGTTTTTTATCTTTCATATATCCTGGGTGACCGGTCTGTGATATTGACATTCTTTGTTTAGTTTCGTCTGATAAAACTTTACCTTTATGTGCCTCAGACATATTATGCCTGGCTTCTTCTGAAAATGGTTTCTTACTTTTTCCCCTCAGTGCTACAGATATACTTTTTCTTTGTTTTTCCGATAAAGATACACCTCTATGTGCCTTAGACATCTTCATTTTAGTTTCTTCTGATACGATTTTACCTTTTTGCGCCTCAGACATACGTTTCTTTGCTTCTTCGGTTCTTTTATTTCCAGTATTTCCTTCAGCTATTTTTTGTTTATGTTCCTCAGAAAGTGGACCTCTACTTATACCTATCTGAGCTTTCGATATATTTTTTTAGCTTCTTTCGTTCTTATATAAATCCCTCTTGGCATATATTAATTCCCAGTATTATTATTAAATATAGACTTTATGAATTTAATTTAATATCTCCTCCATACTACCAGTCATTATATCTTCGCCTCCATTTTCTTTAAGTATTTTTTTGAGTATTTTAGTTGAAAACAAAGACTGCTTCAAATCTTTTTTAGTTTCAACACTTAGGGGACTGCCCCCTTTAAAACTTAACTTGCTAGGTTTAGGTACCTTCATGCTTTGTTTCATATCTTTTTGACCTAACGGGTCTCTGCCCATCGGATGTTCATCTGTTTTGTAGTTAGATTTAGATTCTTTGGGTCTGCCAGCTCCCTGCGACTGTGCTCCATCTCCAGAATTAGCTGCTTGGTTTCCTTCAACATCAATTTGATCTGGTTCATTTACTTGTCTAACTGTTCCAGATTCATCTGCATGTTGGCCTGATGCGGCAGGATCATTACCTTGTTCTTTAATCTGATTCAATCTATATTCAAATTTAGAATCTTCTACTAATGATTTATTTATTTTTTCTATTCTATCAGTTGTTAAATCGAATATTTCTTTATATAAGAATTCATTACCTAATACCGCGTTTTGCTTAGCACTTTGGGCTACATCAAGTCTACTCTTCCACAGTTCTATTTTCTCTTGTTCATAGATTGTAGATGGACTTGAAAGTGTTAATTCGAAATTAGCTAAATCTTCTTCTCTATATCCCTGAACATATAAATGAACCAATGCTAAATTATTTAATTCTGCTGCAACAATTTTTTGAATTCTTTCAATTGTACGAGCGAACCGAATATCTTCCTGGGACAGTGTGGCCTTGGAATTATGAATAATAACTCCCGCATCTGTTGCAAAATTATTATATTTAAAAATGGTAATATCGCATACATCCTCTGTAATATTTAATTTTTCAATATATTTAACTTTATGATTAAGTTTTTTGTTTATTGTTTTCTCAAATTGAGACCATGCCATTTTATTGTTCTTCATTTTAGGCATATTTTCTAAAACAAAATCTATTTTATCATAACCATGATATTCCACCATCTTATTAAAATATGTCAATGTTATTTTTAATTTTTTACATGCATCTGATATAGAATTACTATTATTTGCAACCTGCATTAATTCATCAAAACCATATTTAGGAATAAATTCTAATTCTGACATATAATTATTTAAAAATCCTCTATTTTCTTTTGCTAGAGGCATATAGCAATTTATAAAATCTAATTTGCTTAATCCTAATTGTTGGATTTCTCTAAATATTATATGTCTACCTGTACTTGATCTATTACATAAATCTTTAAATGATGTAGACTGTTTTGCACATTCAATTAAATAATCAAAATCTAAGGTAATATAGTTATATAAATTTTTTCCTCTGAAAAATTCCTTTCTACAAGTTTCACTACATACATAGTTTTTATTTTTTTTACCTTCCAACACTTCTATCAATAATCCACAATTACTGCATATAGCCTGCTTCTTTTTACACCTTGACATCCCTTTATTCCATGGACCATTTTGTTTTATCCATTTAACAAGCTTATCCTTTGATTTTAGACCACCTTTGCGTCCAGCGATTTTAACTGAGTTTAACCAATTAGGGTCATTTACACGGCGCTCAATATTTTCTTTAGAATTTAACGTTTTTTTAATGTTATCCTGATGGTATTTTCTATGTTGCCGAAAATTCATCGTACAATCTAAATTGTCAGGATAGTTGTTTGTTTTATTAAAGTCTACGTGGTGGGTAACATTCCCCTTTATATATTTATTAATTCCCTCGACCACCATTTTATGAGTTGGAATATATTTGCAACTATTAATATCATACACAGTTTCATAGCCCAAACCATTGTGTTTTCTATATAATGGCATTAAAGAATCATTTTCTTTTAAATCTTTAGCTTCTACCCAGATATTATTTCTTAGCATAAATTTGTGATCTGGTGTACAATCAATATGATTATTATTATCTAAATGAACTCTAACTAATTCTGCATGTTTTCGTGTGTATCCTGCCCATTCTATTTTTCCAGGAACAATTTTATTTGTATTTTCATCTATTGAATACACATAGTTGGTTATCCCTAATTCATAATCAATTATTAATTCTTTTACACTTTTAGTATTTCCACTTAACAGTGGTATTTGAGTATCTGGTACAACACATCCTATCGCTTCTTCAAAACCAATGAAGGCCTTTGGAACTTTAAGTGCTGCTAGCATTTTACTATTATGAACAAAAATGCCAGATGATAGTGCAAAATTTGAATTAGCAGAAACTTCAATATCATAAGTATCATCAGTTTCAGTTAAATAAATTATATCTTTAATTTTATGGTTTAAATAGTTTACATGGTTTGAGTATTGATTGGTTACTCTCATATTTAAATTTTCAGTAAAATTGTGTTTGTCTCCTGTAAAACTTGATGTGTTGTTTAATTTATTAAAATCAACATGATGTAATATTCCACTGTGGTTATTTAAATCTGGATATTTGTATTCACCAACTATTCTATGTGAATATCTCCATTTATTTTCTCCTGGATTATAAATTAATTCATATCCCTTTAAATAATTATGTTCATCTGTTATTTTTGTATACAATGGCATTACTGAAGCGCCTACTGATAGTTTATCAGCTTCCATAAACGTGCCATCTCTTAACATAAATTTATGATTGTAAGTACAATCTATATATTCATTATTATCTAATACAATTCTTATTAACTTTGCATCTTTAATAGTTTTTTTAGCACCTATTATTTTAACTGGTTCCAATTTTAATGTATTAGGATTAATTGACCATGTTTCATATTTATTAGGTTCAAATGTTTCCGAAATCTCCTTTATAGACTTATCTTCACCATTTAATAATTTTATTTTTATATCTCCTCGTAAACACTTTAGATACTCGACATCTTCGATTGCATTATATTCTAATCCTTGTAAAGTATCTACTACAGTATTAGCTTCTGGTCCTCTTGTAGGTATAAAGAAGTCCTCAGTGATATTTTGTATATTATATTTTAGATTATAATTACCATTTTCATCCATATATGGTACCTTCTTGATCTGATCTGCTATTTTTCTAATATATAAATCTGTTTCTTCTGGAGACAAGTTACCAACATCTATTTTGAATATTCGTTTTTGAGGAGCTCTAATTATTCTGTGGATTAACATTGCATCTTCCATCAATGTCAATTGTTTCCAAATTCTTCTTGCTCCTTCAATCATACTCTTACCATAAGGTAGGAAATTAGAATCTGTTAACATTCTAAAGTGAGAAATTTCATAATTATCATACGTTCCATTTAAGAAAGGACCATCAATTTTAAAACTAACTTCATAAGGATGCTGCATATCTATTCCTTCTAACCTTTGAATAAAATATGATGATATAGGAATTACACCTACAATACCTATTTTTTCGGCTAGATCTAGTTTTAAAAACATATCTCCATATTTAACTAAATTTCTTACCCAGTGAACTAAATTAAAATCTATATTTAATATATCGTAAAATAAATTATCTAATATACCTTTAATTTCTTTATCATCTGATTTTACAGTAACTATATCGCCATAGTAATTCTTTATAGTGGATTCCTCAGAATATATGTCTAAAACCGATGAAATTATTGGATCTTGATCCATTATTTCATATTCTCTAAACAACATAAACCTCTGAGATTGTGATGTTAAAGTTGAACTGTATCCGTAATTAAAATTATTTAAATATAAAGAAGAGTATTTTCCTGTTAAATAATTAGTTGCTAACATACCCATAGCCTGGGTATTATATGCATCAATAACCCGGAATTTTCCCTTGCCAATACGTCTAACTACTACATCAGAAGAAAATAATTTTTTTAGTGTCTGAAAAACATTTGCCATATTTTACCTCGTTTTATTTTATTGAAACCTATTTTAATTAATCAAGCAACATCAGAATCAATATTAATACCATTATTTATATATATTACAACTTTAAATAATCTATAGCTGTTTGCAATATCTTAACACTATCCTTCAGCATACCTATTGCTCTATTGCAAGTACTACACAGTAATCCTCTTATTTTCAGTTTCGTGATCATGATCAACACATAGAGTTCTTTTTAATTGACTCTGATGTGTTCACATATAGCACAACATCCACGTTGATTTTTAAACATATTATATTCTTCTATAGATAAATTATATAAAGTTCTCAGATACCATTCTTTCATTCTATATCCATTTTAGTTATCCACCTTTTAGTATTTTCTCTACATTTAATTTTATTCTTTTTACTATATTTCTTTTGTTGCTCTCGTATCCTTTTTCTATTTTCTTTATAGTATTTCTTATGAGAATTTGTATATGTTGACATTACAAATATTTCCTAAATTCATCTAAAAATCGTTTGTCTATTTCAATATTATTCTTTAAAAGATATTTTATTCCATTTATATATTTATTCATTTGTTTTTCTGATGGATTATCTTTGAGATTTTGCTCTATATCCAAAAGTTTTACTGTTAATGCTGTTTTACTTTTTTTAGCTAAAAACAATAAATATTTGTTATAATTATCACCTGGATTATGAGAAAGTAATTTTACGAATTCTAATATAGTACCTCCAAATGTAGACTTAATTTTTTCTTCTACATACTTTTTATTAGTTGTATTTTCAAGTACATCATGTAAGATGGAAATTATTTGTACCTCATCTGAGTATCCATGTTCCTTAGCTGCTTGATATACACAAAAAGGATGCAAAAAATATGGTTTTTTAGACACTTTTCTAAATTGGTTTGCATGAACACTCATTGCGATATCTTGAGCGCGACTTATACGTGACAATTCCGCTATACTCATATTATGAATATTCCCTAATTTCTATAAATTTACAATTAAGATGATTTATAATTTCCTATTTTCTTCTTTCATCTCTATCGACACTATTTCTGTGGGCTTTTTCATAGTACTCGATGACAACATTTTGAGTCTTATCAT